ATATATTTAGTCTTGTTTGACATTACAGTCACCTTTCTTTTCTAAGCTTTCTAAATAAGCTTTCAGTGCAATTTCATCGCGCTTATTTTTCTTTTTGGCGTAATACCAGTTCATTAAAAAACCAGCTAAACCAATGATGATACTGACCCAAAATGCTAAATCGATTGACCCGATCCACGCCGAAACTGCTCCTGCCACACTTCCCCCGTATGTTGCACCCTTACTGGCCGCCAAAGCGGTCGATGTATCTATAATTTGCTGATTGTCTGCCATGCAGCCCCCTAATTTCGGCAATAAAAAAGCACCCAGTTGGGTGCTATCTAAGAAATTTCTAAATTAAAAATTTACTGCTTCAATTTCTTCATATGTCAAAGCAGTTTCAATTTTCTGTCGTGCAATACGCCCTCTTTCGTGAACGCCTGCAATATGTGCCTGCAAAGCAGCGTAAAGCTCTTTAAGCTGCTGCGCTGTCAATTCAACTGTTGAGTTATCTGCAAGTGTCCATGTTTGATCTACCTCCGCAGCAGCCGCACCCATGATACGACCTTGTGACACTTGATCTGAGTCATAAATATTGCCCTCAAACTCAAAACCACCAAACTCAAGTTGATCTCGCATGACTTTAATCTCGGCCCACTTCTGGGCTTTGATTTCATCCAGGGTGCGAGGGTCAATCCATTGCTTTATGTCATAGTTAAATATGTGGTACGGGGATGGCTGAGCAGGCATCTCTACCCACCCACCCTGATAAAACATATTTGAGCTTGGCGGGTCATCAACCGCAACTCCATCTTTCGGGGTGTTTAAAACAACTGTTTCTTCATTTGCATAAATCATCTGAAGAATTTCGCCATTTTTTGAAATAATTGCTGTCATTTTTTCAGCTCCAGCGCAACAAAACGAATGTTATTCACACCGAATACACCTGATGGGTGATTCAATACAACTCTTATTGCTCTACTCCCTCTATTTGCAAATCCAAGCTTAAGAGTGTAAGTCGTAGTACCAATTGTGTTATCAGTGTCTATTATCGCAAGAGCGTTTATAGCTCCTTCAAAATAGAATCCAGATTGACCAAGCACTTGTGTCGGCGGCACTTCCGCTCGCCCCACCAGAACAGACCCTTTGTATACAGAAAGCACTAATCTGAGCATCAATCTGTCATTTTCACTAAGATTGCCGTTGTCTTGAGCATAAGCAGTCAAATATGCAGATGCTGCTACATTACAAGAAGCATCAAATCTGCATTGCCCTCCTTGTCTATTTAGCGTTATCGTCGCAAGCGGGCTAAACTTTGCTTCCCACTCGGTCAATTGAGCAGTGAAATCAAAGTATTGCGGGAAAAAATTCCCAGTGGTCCGTACAATATTTGGGTTTGAGACTCCAATTGGCACTGTAACTGCTTCATTTTGAATTTTTAGCGTAGTCACCGCCAAATCATCAATCTTCCCACTAGTCACCGCCAAATTATCAATCTGCGCAGATTTCACAGCCAAGTCTTTAATATGGGACGTATCAATAGATGCATAATCCATAAATGCGGTTTTGAGATAAGCCCCTACCGGAAATACCGTGCCTGTGTTTGGGTCGGTGTAAGGCGTATTGCGGAAAATGAATGGGTAATAACCAGTGCTATCACCTGAACCAATCGCAAATGAATCAAAGTTCAGAATAAAATCAGATTCTTTGCCATCGTTAGCACCGCCCCATCCTGCAACTTTGCCGTTTACGTCAAGCTTGATGTACTTTTGCGCATACAAGCCGTTTACTGATTCGCTCACCTCCTGAATTGATGCGGTGTTTTGACCTACGGTTGTTTGCAAGGTTGTTGTTGCTTGCACGTTTGCAGAAACAGCATCAGCATTCGCTTTGATTTGTTGCTTGTATAAAGCATCGTTTTCTTTAATCGTTGCAACAACTTGATCTGTACGTTTAGATTGAGCCAAATCGCCTTCAATACGTGCAGATTGCTCCGACCATACGCCTGCATAACCTCCCTCATTACCAATTAACTCGGATTCCGAGCCGATTAAAGGCGGGTTAAGCTGTGCATATACGCCGTCAATTCTCGTAGTCTGAGCAATAATCTTATTATCAACATCTTTGATATCTGATTTAACTTGATCAAGTGCACCAGTTGATGCTTTATCATCAAGCTCAAGATTAATGGAATCAATCGCTTCGGCATTTGCCGATGATTGCTCAACTGCTACCTGTGCAGATTGGCGTACAGTTGCAAGAGCACTATCATTACTTGCGATATACGTATCAATCTTTTGAACTGTTACTTTATCGCCTTCAATTCGCGCTTCAACTTCTTGCCGTGCGTAAGCACGTAAATCATTAACTTCAACAACTGTCGTATCAATACGCTTACTAAGTGCTAAATCCCCTTCGATCATTGCCGATTGAACAGACCATGTGCCAGCGAAGCCCTGATCATTACCGATCAAATCAGACTCAGATCCAATCAAAGGTGGATTTAACTGTGCATATACACCGTCCGTTTTTTCTGCTACAAGTGAAAGATCATTCGCAACAACTTGAATGTCTTGCTGAACTGCTGCAATACCATCTTCACTTGACTGTTTAACAGTATTTACAACTTCAAGAACACCTTCATCACCATCAATAATTTGCTGTGATAAACCATCTTTGGCTTGCTGAATAGCGTTTTGTCGATCAATGACTTCTTGTGCAATCCGATCTTTCGTATTTTGAATATCTTGCTTAATTGGTCCAATTTCAGCATCAATAGTCTCAATATGATCAATCTTGGTTTTAAGATCCTGACTAAGTTGTGTTTCACTTATTTGATTGTTCAAGAGCTCAAGAACATCTGTTGCATCGGCAGAAGTTGTCGCATGAGTCCAGTCCGACCATGATCCAATGTTTCCAATCCTATCGATCAAGCGGCCACGATAAAATTGAGTCAGATTTGGCTGCAAGCCTTGAATCGTATGTGTGGTAGTTGGATAAGCGAATAAGCCCAATTGAGTAATGTTGCTGGTACCATCCGGTGAAACCTGAATCTCGGTATAAGCTGTATCTAGAGCACCAGTTGCAGGGAAACCCCAATTCAGTTGAATGCCAAATAAGATTCCTGTCGCTTGGATAAATGCCAATTTTGGAGGTAAACCCTGCTTACCAGAGAGTTCAGTCAAAGTTGAATAAACTGGTAAAGAAGCGATCTCAAATGCAGAAATCGCTGTTACACGTGCTTGATACTGCCCTGCATAAATGCCTGGTACTTCGACTGAGTTGTTGCCAGTAATTGGCAGCTTAATCCAACTACCATCATCTTTACGCCACTCAACCTGATACTTAACTGCACCTTTTGCTTGCGCCCAGGACACAATCATTGTTGCTACGTTAATTCCCTGGTCTACTCTGCTTTCACTTGTAATCGTTAAATCAGAAACAGGGTCTTGTAGTGACGGGTTCACAATCGAAATCGGAACCTCATCAAAATAAGCACCTTTATCGATCGCATCAAATTTGGCTGGGTTATATTGAAGTGCAGTCACTGAAAATTGATGACTTTCGTCTTGAGTAATCGAGATCACTCGAAACTTCATTGTTGCTAAATCTTGGGCATCCATTACCCACACATTTTGAGTAGCAATAGCGTCAAACTCATGAGTAACAGTAACAACTCGACCAGAGATAGATTGAACAATACGCGCTTGAGCCTTTCCATCCTCGCCATTAATAATCAGCCTGTCACCGGCAACTGCGACCACATCATCACGGTCAAGCGTAATGCTTTTACGATCTGCTGAAATAGCTGATACACGACCACCATTTGCACGACCTGCAAATAAAGGATCAGCAACTTCAATCACTTTCCCCGGCAATGGTATATAACCGTCCAGACCAACCTTGAAGGACACAGTACGTGTTTCAAGTTGCTCAGACTCTAATGCCCACCAGCCTGCTCTCTGCGCTTGTCCACGCGAAGTGCATCCCCAAGCATCAATTTCCAAAATACGAACTTGGCCGGCCTCAGCAATCGCCTTTTCATCGCGAACAAACTCATATTCGGTTTTGTAGTGATTAGCTGGGTTATCCCATGCAATTTTTACAACATTATGTCTATCTCGAGCACGGGTTCCCGCGTACTCAAAATTGCCATCAATAACATTAGCCCGGGTATACGTGAAGTAAGTATCTTGGGGAATATCCGCATCACAAATAATGCTATTACCATCCCAAAATGTGATAGCACGGAATACACCAGCTAACTTAGTTAAAATCTCAAATGCACCTTCGGCACTCTGAAGATAAACGTTACAAGTAAAGCGTGGTTCTTGACCGCCCAACCCATCCGGCACCATTTGGTCACAGTATTGTGCTAAACGATATAAAGACCACTTATCAACCATTAGCGGGGTTAATCGGTCACCCAAAGCATAACGGTCTACGGTGCATATATCGTAATAGATCCAAGCTGGATTATTGGAATATGCCTCTTTGAAAGTACCGTCCCACATTCCAATATACTGACGTGTAACCGGATTATAATTTGTAGGGACTTTTAGGATTCTCCCCTTCGCATCCACAGCAACTTTAGCAACGTTTCCAAAGGTCTCGGCATCGTATTGAAGGCCCAATAATGCTGTGTTTGGGTAACGTAATTTCGCATCGATCACTTCTGTAACAGCTGCAATATACATCTTGTCGCTGATATATTCAGAAGATGAGTTCGGCGTCAGACGGCGTACACGTACAAGCCAACCAGAATCAGCTCGAGGCAAATCAATGCGGTGTGCTCGCTCGTAATTTGCAGAAGTCTTATCTGAAATCTTGGTTTTTAGTACTTCAGTCCAGACACCTCCATCAGTCTGTAAATCGATTGCGTATTCGATCGTTACGCCTGATACATCACCATTTGTAGCATTCTGAGTACGCAAAGGACCCCACTTTAAGCGCAAACGAACAGCATCAAGATCAAGATTACTAAAAGCTCGAACCCATGGCGTTTCAGACTTTAACTCCACATCGATGGCGGTTTCACTTTCGACTGCTGGAAAACCCTCAATGTATTCCTGATCATTAGTACCATTTCTAAAATCAACTTTTACATTTTCAAAGTTAAGGCTTCCATCTGCATTCTGAAGTGGAGTTTCTTCTAAATAAATTGACTGAAGCCCATTAGCTAAACCTTCAATCTCGCCTTCAGCTAAACCATATAGAACCTTGATAAAAGTTTTCGATTGTGCAGAATCTGGTGAAATGACAGGTTGCCGTTGTTTTTTACTGCCTTTTTTTGCGCCTACTACTGCATTCATAAGAAATCTCACGCAATAAAAAAGGCGCTAGAAAGCGCCTGTTAATTAAAATTTACATCTGATCTTCTGGATATTGACCAGCACTGATAATGAAGCCGCCGATTTCCCGTTGACCATAAAGAATTGGAACAGGATTACCTTGTGCAACTGTAGTTACTGCACCGCCAAAGCCTTTGTTGGCACGGTTGCCGTCTTGGTTTTGGTCTTGAGTATTATCAATTTTTGGCATGAGCATTGATGCAACCCCTCCCATAGCCATGCCAGCACCTGCACCTATCAATGCAACCTGAGCAGCCTGACCAATACCTGGTATAAATGAAGCAGCTATCAGAATCGCACCAAGTACAAGTTGCAAAATCCCATTATTGCCACCAGCCCCCATTACACGCGGGACGATATGAATAGTGTCTGCTTCAGTATTCATGTCTAGCTGCTCTTCACCGATGTTATCGCCGGTAATGAGCCGCTTAGTTTCGTGGTCATAAATCGCTGGGCGTTTCTTGCCTCGCTTATTACTTGAGTTCTTTGATTTTAAAAATACGGCAAAGCGTAGGCCTTGCTCATGAGCATGCAACATAAAGTGTTCAAAGCCAGCGATCTGAACAGATAATGCACGCATGGCTTCACGTGTATTTGCGACATCGAGCTTAAATTCACGACCGAATTTTTGCCCCAAGATGCCGTACAACTTAATTGTTTTTAACATCTCTATGCCTCAAGATTTTTACCGTTCTGGTTGACCATTGCGGTCCATAGATTTCACGTATAGATTTACGGCCGTGAAGCTGATGCAAAATTAATGTATTGCCAATACAAGGTTCGGTATCTTCGGACTTCAGCATTGCATTATCACCAAGCCAAATAATGCAATGATTTGGGTGTTCTGTTCGTGGTACTCGGCAAATCAACATATCTCCATATTGCGGAGTGTCCACTTCATAGAAACCGGCTTTCGGAAAGTTATCAATCAATATTGACGGATGATCTTTGTC